TTTTCCGAAGTTGGTGTTGACGAGCTGCACATGGTAGCGCTTGGCCCGTTTGTCGTTGTAGGTCTGCTGTGCCAGAGAGGATGCTTCTTTTTTCTTTGCCCGGCGTGACGCCTTATGCTTCTTGGCTGATACAGGGTATAGATCGACCTCCATGTATGGGGCTGTGTCGTAGTCCTTGCCGCAGATATGCTTTTGTTCTCGGTAATACAGGCCCACAACCTCACCCCTCCCCATAGCACCCGCTCCGTCTGTGTCAAGGCCGGGTCGTATTTCCTGCCGGAAATCTCCACCCTTTCCCTTGACCCAGCCTGCGCTTTGTGCTGATTGCTGATTACCGGAAGCAAGGGCGGGCCTTGCTTCCGCTCAACAACATTCTCTTTCCTGTCCGGCCAACCTTTTGGCCTGTCCCTCCTGGGCTTCCACCTCTCCCGGTGGTCTGTCCCTTAACTTAACGCTGATATACCAGCCCATTGTCGGCCCTCGCCGACTTTATTTTTTGCCCGCCGTCAGGCAGGCACAGGAGTTTTCTCAACCGGCAAGGCCGCGCCGATCACCGGCGCGACCGCTGCCGCTCGCTAAATTGTCTCCTCCGCTCCACGCCCAGCAGCTTCTAACTTCTCACCCGCATTATGCAAGCTCTGCCAAACGCGCCCGCGCCCACTCCACCAGCCCGCGTTCCTCTGTGTAGCCATCGCAAACATGGTCTACAAGGCCGCACGCCTTTTCTGCAAAAAACGCTTTCCCCATGCGGCACCCTCCGTAGTCCGTTACAAACCCCGGCTCCGTGGAACGGTCAAGATTTACGCAAGTGGAACAGTCCCCGATCTGCTCCTCGTGCAACTTGATCGCCGCCCGGCACATTTCCGCTTCTTCCTCCGGCGTAGGAAAAAACGATTTCCGAAAACTGTACATCACATTCGGTTCTCCTTCTCCATCGTTTCTGACAGGTCTTTCCAAAGCCACATGGTCAGAAGATACCACGCCGGATCATCACCTGTTACAATGCTCGCAACCCTGGCCGCCATCATCATCACCATAATCGCAGCCACTTTCCTAAGAAACCCCTTCACTCGTTCATCTCCTTATCAGAATGAAGCTCGTTGCCTCGCTCACTCCGTCTCCTCCTTTTTCCCACGGCTGCAAAAATCGTCCGGGTTCGTATAGGTTCTGGTGTTTTTGCAGTACACCATCCCCGGAAAGTTCGCAGATTTTCCGCCCTGCTCGCATTCCCGGCACCTGACTACCTCCACCACATCGGCGGCTGGTATGCTATCCAAGTTCACATCCTCCGTACAATAGCCACAGAACTCTCCATCGGAGATCAACTGGGCATCTTCAAGCATTTTTTCGACGGCATCCTGCTCGATGTACCTTTTCACCGCACACCGCCCCTCTTTTCCGCCCGGCTGCAAAAGTCATCCGGCCTCACGATCCCCAAATAGCCCTTTCTGCACTCTCCGTAGCAGCCCGTGATTTCCAGGTTGCGGCAATCCTTGCACCGCACCAGTTCCAGCGCCTCCGCGTCCGGCTTCACCGCCGCCCGCTTCGTCTTTCGCTCCTTGGGCCACACCCGCCAGCGGGATGGGTTATCTTTTCTCCGGCTCATTTTCTCCCTCCGTCTGGTGCGCTTTCCAGTTTTCAAGATACCTGTTCAGGTCTCCTTTGAACCCCGTGCAGAGGTAGACGCTGTGAACCTGTTCGCCTTTGCTTTTGCACTCCCAGCAGTTCAGCCCATTGTTGCATGGCTCCGTACAAAACTGGCACATACAGTTGGCGTTATTGAATGGACACAGCTCGTTTCCAGTCATCTCCCGGCCTCCTTGTCTACTCTGCACGGCTGAACCGTCCCATGATCCAGTCCCATTGTTTTTTCGTTAGCTCTGATGTTTCATCCGCAATCACGATTTCCCGCCCGCAGGCAGGACAGAAGCGCCACCCGTTTTCCTCCGGGCCGTCCGCCTCAAAGTTCTCTATGTATCCGCACTTCCCGCACACCCAGGCGTCATGCTCCTGGTCTGCGCAGGCGTAGACTGTTTTCTCATTCATTTTTGCTCCTCGCTTTCCTCCGGCTTTCCATGCTGGCACTCCTCGCACTCCAATTCCTCGTTCGGGTTGTCACAGGGCCGCTCCTCATATTCCGGGCAGTTACACCGGTATCTCATATCTGTTTCCCCTTTCTTTCCCCCGGCATCAGAGTGTCCGTATGCAGGGAGATCATTTTTTCTCTGGTCAGCTTGTCCACGACCATCCCGATTTCTCGGTATCCGCACATGAACGCCAGCCGTTCCAGGTTCTTTGCCGTCTGCGCCGTTACCAGAATAGAGATACGGCGCATATTCTTTTTGCTCATGCCACAACCGCCTCCCGTCATACGCTCACATACCGGTTTCGGCAGTTCACATTGTTGCAGAACCGTTCCCGCCCGATCTCTCGCAGCGGACGACCGCAGTATTGGCAAAAGCCTCCGGCCTGACGGGGCGGCGCATCGTCCGCGTGTGTGCCTCCATACCTCATACGGTTCACCAAGCATATCATCGACCCCGGCTGCGCCGCAGCTATGCAGTATTCCTTTGCTTTGCAGTAATAGCAGTCCATCAAATCGCCTCCATTGTTGCAGTTCTCGTCATGCCGTCACAGCTTTTTCCAGCTCCTCCATGGTCGTGATCGTCCGGCTGCACCACTCCGGCAGGTTTGCCCGTACAAGGGCCGTCGCCATGGGAGGGCATACCGCGTTCCCGCACCGGGCCACCTGCTTTGTTTTCCCGTACTCGTTGCCCAGGTAATCCCGGTCGATGATGTAATCTGGTGGAAAACCCATGGCGTTATAGAGTTCCCGCGGCGTCAGCATCCGCAGAAGGATGTCTGCGATAAAGTAAAGCCCTCCGCCGATCTCCAGCAGCAGGATTTCATCGTCTGCCATCTCATACCCACAATGGCGGTTGAGCAGGTCGCGGACTTCCGGCCAGTGCATCAGGTCTTGGCTTCCCGCCTCCATCAGCTCTGCCCGGCAGTCTGCAAATTCCCCTGCAGATGCCGTGATCGTGCGCAGTGGCCGATCTGCGTCCTGCCCAATGTCCCGCCCTTTGAACTCGACAATATGGGCCGCCGCTACCGCATTGTGGTCAACCGCCGTCACCGTCGGCAGCGGCTCTTGCGCTTCCGCCCCTATCACGCCTCCGTAATACTTGCAGATGTGGGCGCAGACTATCGCCTCCCGGTCGTGGCTCGTTACCGTGTGCATCGGCTTTCTCACATCAATCGGCTGCCCATTCCCGAAATATTCTACAAGCTGTGCCGTGGTCAGCCCGTACCGGTTGGAGGCGTCCACCGTCGGCAGCGGCATCCTCAGCCCATTCGCCCGAACATTTTCCGTCTGCTCTGTGTGGTACTGAATAATGTTCGCCGCCACAACACACGCCTCTTGTTTTGTTACCCCAGTGGGCGCAGGGTCTCTGGCATCTCTGACGCGATCTCCGCCGCCGGTCTGCCCAATGCTCATGATATTCGCTGCCGTTCCACTTTCGTGGTTGCACTCCACGATGAACGGGTGACCGCTGCGGATGGTAAACTTGTCCACGCCCCGGATAACTCGCCGCATGGTGTTATCCGCCAGTGGCCGGACGGCGTTCACACCATATTTTTCTTTCAGCTCCCGCTTACTGGCAAATACAGAGTAGCAAGGTACGCTCCAGTCGATGATCTCCGCGGCGCTTTTCCATGGCATCAGCCGCCTATCTCGTACCTCCTCGCTGTCTCTCGGCCCATGCGTCCGTTCCGGCCACACGATAGGCCGCCCGTCGCAGCGAGCAACCAGCACAAAGCGTTTTCTTGTGGTCGGCGCTCCCAGGTCTGCCGCAACGATCTCCCGGTGTTCAACCTGATACCCCAGCTCCAGAAGCTGCCGCTTCCATTTTTGAAAGGTCTGTCCGGCTTTTTTCTTCACCGGTTTTCCTTTTCGTACAGGCCCCCAGGTAACGAACTCCTCCACATTTTCCAGGATAATCACCCGCGGGCGGACAGTCCCGGCCCAGCGCAGCACAATCCACGCAAGGCCCCGGATATTCCGGTCTACCAGCGCCGCGCCTTTGGCTTTGGAGAAGTGCTTACAATCCGGCGAGAACCACGCAAGCCC